ATTGGTTGTTGCTAGCGCCAATTGAGAAGTCATTCCTCTTCGCTATTATTCTTAGCAACAATGCTTAGAACTGTATTAATTTTATTATATCGCTGCTTGCAGTATCAGACGATTCCAACGCTTTTTATAGTGGTCGTTTGGCTCACCCACTTCTTACTTGTTCGTTACATTGTATAGAACATTTTAAACTATAATACACTTATTATCTTTATGTCCCCATTAATTTTATAAGATCCGTAGCGCTTTGCGTGTTAACTTTTTTACCATCTTTGGCATTTCGATACAGGTAAGCTGCCATGCGAGCTGCTGACAAAGATGAAAGTTGTTGATCTGTATTTGCTTGAGCATCATTAACAAGCTCTAAACACATTTGTAGTGTTTCATCATCGACTGCTGCATTATCTCCATTGTCTGATACTAACCAGGAAAGCGATACACCAAGGTATTTTGCTAGATCTTCAAGCTGGTCCAGGGTAGGTCTTGATCGTCCTGTGAAATAATGTCCTACTGCTCCGCGTGTTGTTTTTCCCATGACTTTAATAAGATCTTTTTGAGTGATCTTTGGGGACTTTCCTTCCATAATAAATTTAGCTCTACTGATCCAACTAGACATCGATTCTCTCCTTAATAAATGTAGCTTTTGGTAGTTAGAATTATACCCCTTTTGTAGTTATTTTTGGATAATAATCCTATCTTTTGTTAAGTTAGGATATAATTCTTATCAATTTATGGGAGAATAAGAGAAATTATGACATTAATCGAGTACGGAAAGAAAGAACAAGCACTGAGTAACAGAAAGAGATTAGAGGAGATCTGGTCAATTATAGCACAGGATCTCGGAGTATCAATTCCGTTAGTCAAACTATGGGCCTACAACCAAAGGAGAGTACCAGCTGATCACGTTCTCAATTTAGAGAGGGCAACCAATGGCGCTGTATCGCGTCAAGAAACAAGATCAGATTTGTACCCACCTAGACATGACTTTAATTAGGAGGAGCTATGACTACTAAACGAGATTCAATTGTTGTTTATCGTTCCTTTTATGAAGCTGCGAAAGCTTTGACGGATAAAGAGGAGCTGGAGTTATATCGAGCGATCTTTGAGTTTGGCCTGGATCATAAGACTGCTGATATGGGACCAATGGCTGCAGCAATGTTTAAGTTGATCAAACCCCAGCTGGAAGCCAATTATAAGAAGTGGCAGAACGGCATGAGAGGGGGACGACCAAAGCAAGAAGAAAGCAAAGATAAACCTAAAGATAACCAAAAGGAAACCAAAGACGAACCTAATGAGAATGTAAATGTAAATGACAATGATAATGCTAATGTCTTTATTGGGTTGCAGCTCAATGATAAATCGTTATTTCCTATCTTTGATGATGATCTTGATAAATGGAGAGATCTTTATCCGGCAGTTAATGTTGAGCAAGAGCTGCGCAATATGGTTGGTTGGATCGATGGCAACCCTACGAAGCGCAAAACTAAATCTGGGATTAAGAAGTTTATTAATTCCTGGTTGTCTAAAGAACAGGATCAAGGCGGAAGAAGGCAAATGCCTGGTCAGAAGCTTGGACTTAATTTATTAAAGGAGGCAGCAAGATGATTGTTGTAGAGGAGAGAAAAGTAGCAGCACAAGTGTTATCTAAATTTAAAGTAATGTTTCCTTCGTTTGGAGCCAAGATGGATTCGGATCAAGAGTGGACTAATTTAATGCTTGATGAATGGGGAATGGGTTTACGCGGTATGCAGCAAATAGATGTACTTCAAGCTGTGGAGTTGGTTCGTAGATCTGGATCAGATTTCGCGCCATCGCTTCCAAAGTTTGTTGAATATTGTGGTGGTCGTCCAAAGCTACATAATGCTCTTGATCATGTGAAAGAGAATGAGATCGACTACTCACACTTGTGGATGAATGCGGATGATAAAGGCAAGTATCGATTCTTTGTTGATCATCCTTTTAATAAAGTCCCTGGCTATGTTCGCAAATGGTTTATCGAGTACAACAAACAACATCGTGGCTGGACTGCAAGAGAGTCAAACATGATGATTAAGTTTCACGCGCAGCCTACTTGGTTGGATGTGTCTGATGATGATCAAGATAATCGCCGGGAGCGAATCAATGACATGGTGGATCAACACCAGAAGAAGATCATTAATTATTTTATAAATAGGAGTAACGCATGAGTGAAGAGCTAAAAAAAGCTTTGTTGGAATTAAGAGAGCGAGTGAATGGTGTCGAAAGACATTCTGGAATGTACCCAGATCCTTGGATGGTAGAACTCGCAGCTGCTATTGAAAAATCAGTGGTTCCTAAGAAAAAGTGAATGATGTAGAACACCAGGTTCAAAAAGCGATCTGTGATTATTTAGATCTTAGAGGTATTTGTTATTGGGCTGTTCCAAATGGTGGCAGCAGAAACTTAATGACCGGAAAGAAATTGAAAAGTGAGGGAGTAAAGCCTGGAGTTCCAGATCTGACATTGATCTTAGAAGGTGGAAAGTTTCTTGCTTTGGAAGTGAAAAAACCTAAGACAACAACTGCTCCAGGTCGGTTAAGCAAAGTACAGAAAAGAATGATTAAAAAGATCCAAGATGTTGGGGGCCAGGTTGAAGTTGTTTATTCCCTGGAGGAAGTCATAAAGATCATAGATAAGATTGTGATCAGTGTGGATGAAGAATATAAATACATGGATGAAAAATGGTGGAAAAGAGTATGAATAAGCTAACAACAAAGCAAGAGAAGTTCTGCAAAACATTCATTGAAACTGGCAATGCTTCTGAAGCATATCGTCAGAGTTATGATTGCCAAAAGATGAAAGGACCATCAATAAATCGAAATGCTGTAGCACTTCTTGCTAACACCAAGATTACAACAAGAGTTGGAGAACTGCAGCTGAACTTACAAAAGAAGTTTGAAGTCACTGTGCAATCACTTTCCAAAGAACTCGACGAGGATCGACAATTAGCGCGATCTCTGGGGCAGCCTGGTGCAGCTATCTCAGCTTTAAACGTCAAAGCCAGGATCCATGGACTCGATAAGCAAGTGATGTCTAATGATCCAAACAATCCAATGCCCGCAACCATTCAAGTGGAGATATTACGTAATGAAAAAAACTAAACAATATCCAATCGAAGTTGAAGTTTATAAGCAAGCCAAAAGCAAACTAATACCAGGACTGTTCATAGGTTTTTGGTGTGGCTATGCTCCTTTCATCATTCATCAAATGCAATGGCTCCGATAGAACATATATGCAACGTCTGCGCTAGTGAATATAGTGAGGCAGAAGGTGGGATCGAAGGATCTTTTGGAATGACTGATGTTAATTTTTGTCCCTGGTGCTACTCGTGTGTAGTAGATATGGTTCATTATCACGACGAAATAGCAAATGACGACGAAGCTCCGCATACAAATCACTGAGAAGTTCGAGCCATTCCTAGATCCCCATAGATATAAAATATGTCATGGTGGACGAGGTAGTGGGAAATCCTGGACGATAGCGCAGCTGCTGGTTATGAGAGCTTACAAAGACAAGACCAGGATCTTATGTGCCAGGGAGATCCAGAAGTCGATCAGTGACTCAGTGTTGCTGCTGCTATCCGATACCATCGAGCGTATGGGGCTGCAAGACTTCTTTGAGGTTCAAAAGACTCAGATCATTGGCCGTAATGGATCACGCTTCAGCTTTGAAGGTCTTAGATCAAACATAACCAAGATCAAATCAATGGAGGGTATTCAGATCGTATGGCTCGAAGAAGCCGAGAAGATCACATCGTCTAGTTATGACACTTTGGTGCCGACGATCAGATCACCAGGCAGTGAGATCTGGATCTCCTTTAATGCTCAAGATCTCCTGGATCCAACATACCAACGATTTGTGATCAATCCACCAGAGGACTCATACGTCTGCAAGGTCAATTTTAGTGACAACCCATTTTTCCCGCCAGAGCTGGAGAAGGAACGGCTGCACCTTCAGAAAGTTGACTCAGCTCTATACAAACATATCTGGCTTGGAGAGCCACTTGAGAACAGGAAGGGCGCTTACTATGCCAGGCAGATCGAAGCAGCTCGTGAAGATAACAGAATCACCAGGGTTCCGATTGATCCAGTGCTGCCGGTTCATTCATTCTGGGACCTTGGAATTGCGGACGCAACCTCAATTTGGCTGATCCAGAGAGCTGGCACTGAGCTTCGAGTGATCGGTTATTATGAAAACAATGGCGAAGGGCTGCAGCATTACATCAATTGGCTGCATGACTTTAGAGATACGCACAGCATAACCTATGGCGATCACTGGGCTCCACATGATATTCAAGTTAGAGAACTAACCAGTGGTAAATCTCGTAAAGATCAAGCGCGCCAGATGGGGATTGTGTTCCGAGTTACTCCAAACATTCCGATCATGGATGGTATTGAAGCAGCCAGGCGAATACTTCCAAGGTGTTACTTTGATGAGAAGCGCTGCGCTGATGGCATTCGAGCTCTAAGTTATTACCGAACCGAGTATGACGAAGATAAGCGAATCTACAAGGATCGTCCACTTCATGATTGGAGCTCACATGGAGCTGATAGCTTCCGATACTTTGCTGTTGCCTGGATCGATAAACGTCATGCAAATATGACCGGTCCAGCTGTACTCAAGCAAGATTGGAAGGTCTTTTGAGTTGGATCAAGCACTCTCTCATTGACGAGTGGAAGTATGATTATGCTGAATGGTACGTTTGCTTTGAACATGGGGATATGCCCTGGAAGCTGGCTAAATTGCTTAAACCAAACTATCGCCATGTGTATGCAGTTCGCTGGGATGGGTTCAACTGGATTAAGTTTAATGCCAGGTTAGGCGGAACCGATGTCGAGGTGTTGCCATTCGGTCCAAAAGATAATATACAAAATGTAGTCCAGGATACAGATTGTAGTGTTATAATCCACGTTAATATTCGTCGCGATAATACGAAGATCCGAAATCCTTACCCAACACTATCTACTTGTGTTGAGCAAACAAAAGCCTTATTAGGCATTGGAGGAATTAAGACTTGGCATATCTACACTGGATGGCAGTTGTATAAACATTTAATGAGGAAGCACAATGGGCAGCAAATCAAATTCTTGGCAATACGTAGTAGGCGGTGATCCAAATGCTAAAAAACAAACTACACAGGAAAGATCAGCTGCGCATCACAAGTCTGCCGATGATATGAATAAAAAGAAAAAAGCATTTCACCAAGCTGAGAGAGGCACCTCTGTAGGTTCAAACCTAAAAAGTAGTAATTCTTTATTAAGCGGGCAGTACGCATAAAAATATAATTAATCAAGGAGCATCATGGGCAGACGTAGAAGAGAACCAGCTAAACCACCAGCAGTAACGAAGGCTGAAGCAAGGCAAGAGAAGGAAGAAGTTAAAGTGGACAAGCAAATTGCAGCTAGAGAAGCAGCTAGAGCTAGAAAAAAACGTGGTCGAGCTACTTTGATCTCTGGTGATGAAGAAGGTATTACGACAAGTCTAGGCGGGTAATATGGCTAAGTTTGAGATTCCTAAAGAACTGGGAACAGTTAAAGAGCTGCTTGCAAGATATAATGCTGCTGTCAGTCGCAAGGATCCCTGGATCAATCATCTAAGAGAGTGTTACGATTATGCTTTACCGCAGCGCGAGAACTTTTCCCTTCATACTCCAGGTCAAAAGAAGAACGTCGACATCTACGACTCAACAGCAGTCATGGGTGTTCAGAAGTTTGCTTCAAGATTACAAGCAACACTAATTCCACCCTGGCGCCAATGGACCAAACTGGTCGTCGGATCTGAGATCAAAGAAGATCAAGAAGAAGTCCAGCAGTATTTGGATGAAGCCAACGATATACTCTTTGATCATATCAATCATTCCAACTTTGCTACCCAGGCCCACGAAGCTTTACTAGATCTGAGCGTTTCAACAGGCGCTTTGATGTTAGAAGAAGCCGAGCCAGGTGGTGATTCATTACTACATTTCACTGCAGTTCCATTGGCAGATCTATTTCCAGAGGAAGGTCCAAGAGGATCTATCGAAACAGTCTGGAGAAAGCACTCAGTTCCAGCTAGGCACATTGATAGAATTTGGCCTGGTGCTGAATTATCCGATGAAGCTCAGAGAAAAGCTAAAGATAAACCAGATGCCAAGATCGAGTTGATTGAAGGGACTGTGTATGCTCCAAAAGAGAACGCTTACTATCAGTGTGTGATTGAGCAAGAGCATCAAAAGGTTATATTCACCAGATACTATGAAGTTTCTCCTTGGATCGTATTCCGGGAAATGGTTGTACCAGGTGAGATCCTTGGTCGAGGTAGAGTCATGCAAGTGCTGCCAGCAATCAAAACAGTAAACAAAGTCAGTGAGTTTTCATTAAGAAACGCAGCTCTGGCTATTTCTGGAATCTACACAGTGACAGATGATGGAGTAATCAATCCATACAATATTAACTTGGAACCAGGCACAGCCATTCCGGTTGGATCTAACGACAGCTCTAATCCAACATTGCGTCCACTCGAAAGAGCTGGTGACTTCAATGTATCGGAATTAGTTATGGAAGATCTAAGAGAAAGTATTAACAAATGTCTATTCGCAGATCCATATGGCGGAATGGACTCACCAACTAAGACAGCCACTGAAATGTCAATGCGAGGTCAAGAGTTAGTCATGGATGCGGGTTCAGCATTCTCCAGGCTGCAGACTGAGTTTATTGAAAAGATCATTAAGCGATCGGTTTATATTCTTAAAAAGAATGGCAAGGTCGGTGACTTTAAAGTGGATGGTCGTGAGGTTACGATCAAGCATACTTCACCATTAGCCAGGGCCCAGGATCAAGAAGATATGATGGCAATCCAACAGTACATGGAAATGAGTATGGCCCTTGGACCAGAGGTATTTGCATTAGGAACTAAGATGGAAGATCTACCAGCTTATATAGGGAAGAAGCTGGGTATTGATCAAGAATTGTTGCGCTCATCTGAAGAACGAGCTGAGATCCAGGCACAAGCCGAGGAAGCAATGCAACAACAACAAGCACAGGCACAGGAGATGCAAGGTGGCGGAGAGCAGCAGCTGGGATAAATTAGATCTTGATGGTAAAGAAATACAAAAAGCCAGGAAAGAAAACGAAACCAAGTCGCGTGAAATAGCGGGGCAGTTTCAAGAATGTTTCGGTACAGATGCGGGGAAGTATGTCCTGGATCGGTTGAAGTCAATTACAGTTGATCGGCCAGTATTGAATCCAAACTCAACGCAATTTGGCGCTGGGATCAGAGAAGGTCAAAACACTATTGTTCGTCAGATCATGGAACAACTGTCGTTGGCTGAAAATAAAAGAAAATAAAATAGGAGAGTAATGTGAGCGAAGAAGAAACTTTAATAGACGACACTCCAGTAGAGGAAGCAGCAACTGAAGAAGTTGTTGAGTCCCCTGTAGTAGAAGCAACAGCTGATGAGGGTGAACGACCAGAATGGCTTAAAGAAAAGTACAAGACAGTTGAGGACCAGGCTAAAGCTTATAACGATGCTGAAAAAAAGCTTGGAGGTTTCGCTGGATCGCCAGAAGGCGAGTACGAAATGAACGTGCCAGAAGGTGTAAGTGGTGAATTTGATATGGAAGATCCGCGTATCGAATGGTTCCAGAATGCAGCAAAAGAATCCAACATGAGTCAAGAAACCTTTGATCAGATGTTGGGTGGCTTTGTAAAGATGGAACAAGAAGCCAATGATCCAGAAGCAGCAAAGAATATTGAGCTCCAAGCATTAGGTAAGAATGCCAATGCCAGGCTTACAGATCTTGGTGATTGGGGTAAAGGTAATCTAACGGCCGATGAATATGAAGGCTTTAAAGGTTTAGCAACAACTGCCCAGGGTGTAAGTGTCCTGGAAGCTTTAATTGCTAAAACAGCTGAAGGCAAAATGCCAACATCCAATACAGTTAGAGCTCCTTCAATAACTCAAGAAGCTTTGGACGATATGATTAAAGATCCGAAGTATAAAGAATCAAAAGCGTTCCGAGCCGAGGTCAAGCAGAAGTTCCATGATCTCTATGGAGAATGAGTTGAATAAAAAAAAACCCTGGGCCTGGCAAAGTGGTTGGTTATGTGCAAGAGATGGAAAGCCCCACGATATTATCTATGGCTCGGAGAAAACAATCAAACAATACAACGAAGGATATAAAGCTTATACAGAGTTCTCCCCGGTTCACTGCCAATCTAATGAGGTTTAATCGGCTCTCCGCTTATTTCTCCGGCTTCATTCGATAAATAGTGGGATTGGTTGCCCTAAGTAACCACTTATAAAGATACAAACTGTTGCATAA